ATACAAACGCCTTGCTAATGAGTTTGATTTCTTCGCGCGGAACTGCCTCAAGATTGCCCCGAAGAATGTAGAAGAGGGCGGATTAATCCCCTTCCATATGAACTACGCGCAACGTCACTTGCATGATAAGATTGAAGACCAGATAAAGCGTCAAGGCATGGCGCGTATGATTATCCTGAAGGCGCGGCAACAGGGCATCAGTACATACATAGGCGGCAGGTTCTTACACAAAACCCTGACAAACAAAGCTAGACGCGCCTTCATCATGGCGCACGACACCGAGGCAACGAATAACCTGTACAACATGGTGCGGCGGTATTATGACTTTCTTCCCAATGACCCATGTATAAAGCAACCAACACGCGCTAACAGCGCAAGGGAGTTTGATTTCGCTGCAACCGCCAGCGGGTATCGCATCGCAACGGCAGGCAGTGAGGGCGCAGGCGTATCACAGACCATTCACTATCTACACGCTTCAGAGTTTGCGTTATGGCAAAACCCTGAAAGCCATTTACTAGGCTCGTTTCAGGCAGTGCCGCAAGGTGGGGGCAGTGAGATTATCATAGAGTCCACTGCTTATGGTGTAGGCAACAAATACCATGAGATGTGGGAGCAGGCAGAACGTGGGCACGGCAACTATGAGGCTGTGTTCATTCCGTGGTTTTGGAGTCCTGAATATCAAATGACCCCGCCTATGGGGTGGCATTATGAGGGCGACAATCATTATAACCTTTCACAAGCGCAACTGTACTGGCGTGAGCAGAAAATCCTTGAGATGGGGCATGAGTGGATTTTCAAACAAGCATATCCTGCCTCGTCTGTTGAGGCATTCCAAACGGGCACAGGAGGCTTTATAGACCCTGCTATTGTGCTTGCGGGTCGTGCGGCAAGGCGCAAAGATACTGGACATTAAGACGTTCCATAAATACACGGTTGATATGCTGTTGGGTGAAGTACTAGCCCTATCAAGGAAGCATAACCCCCGCCGCTTATTTGTAGATGCTAACGGGTTCGGCTATGCGTTGTATAACGCAATTAACACACACGCGGTGTTTAAGAATGGGAATATTGTCACCCCCATTTACAGTGGACGCAATGCGCTTGACCATGCACGGTATGTAAACCTGAGAACAGAGATGTGGGATAAGATGCGGATGTGGCTAGAAGAACCAAACACCTGCATACCAGAACACACAACGCTTATGAGTGACTTAACAATGCTAGAAGGCGGGTATGATGGAAAAGGTAAGAAGCGTTTACAGTCCAAGAAAGACCTCAATATATCCCCCGATGTGGGAGATGCTTTAGCGTTTACATTCGCTTATCCTGTCCCTATTGACATTGTAGACAATAACTCGTATTATTCCTACGGAAATAGTGGGAGTTTAGCTCCAATGAGTCCTATGGGATGGTAATGTGGTAGATAAATTTTATAACGACAAAGGGGAAGTTGCTGTTGTTTGTAATAATGGCGGGTGGTTTCTTAAAAAAGAATTGCGGGACGAATATGGCGAGAGAATGCTGTTTGACCCTGTTCTTGTAAAAATGGTGATTGATAAATGCAACTTGTCTTTTGATTTGCTTGTTTTGCGCAACAAAACGCACCGTATTAAGAATTTTTCTTTTGAAGAGCACCAACACAACAATCAATGTATAGAAAGTCTAGAAAACAATAGCCTAGAGACAAGAAAAAAAATTATAGAGTATTTAGCAAAAGAATATCCTCTTGCTCAACCAGATGATGAGGATAGATTTTCTGTGCAATGGATAGCCGAAGGAAAAAAATTTACTTTATTTACTTGTGAAGTAACTAATGAAGATATTGTTATTGAATATGACGAATTACCATGGGCGGTAGCATAACATGACAAAAGGCAAACCAATTAAAACGCAACAAAAAGGGGATTCTATGACGTTAGCAAATAGCAAGGCAACAGACCAACAGCCATACATTGAGCAAAATATTCACTTAGTAGATGGTATTGGGCGTGACGTTGGTAAGGTTGTAATTGAGGAAGTCTCACAAGAGGAGGTGAAGCAGCTCGTTGACAAGATGATTAACGAGCGTAAGACGTACAACTCTCGTAATGAGGTTATGGCGTTGCTGAATGAGTTTAAAGCCGATGGTGTGCCCGTAAATGTTGTGTTTGATGATGTGGCGTTAAACTTCACCGCTGTTATTCATAACTGGAAGTTTACCTGCTCTTACACCAACAACGACAGCGTGAAGTTTATCAACAACTTGCGTATTCAAATCGGGCAAGAGATTCTGAGCGTATGGCGGCGATGGAAGCCAAACTCGCTTTATTGGTAGGGAATTAAGCCGTGCGCTCTAAAGAGGCTGTTCTCAAGCTATTTGAGGAATATAAGCAGAACAACTCAACTGCAATGGAGAAACAGTGGGCTGAGGCAAAGATGGCTCGCAAGCTGTTTCATGGTGACTTCCAAGACCACCCTCTTATCAAGACCACGGTTGTTGCCTCACCTAATGGCGATACGTTAAAGCAAACACAAAAGACCGTTGCTGAGGTGAACACCATACGTCCCGTTGTAACGGCTATCAGTGGCACGTTGGTTAAAAATAGACGCGATGCGTTCTACTGGGCGTTAGTTGACCAACCTGACGAGGGCAAGATTGACAAGCTAAACTCGTTTAAGCAAAGCATTCGTCAAATGGCGCGTGCTGATAAGGTTGAGAGCGCACAAGACCTTGATATGCTTGTAAATGGTTATGGTGCTGTTGTCCCTGAAATTGACTACAACAAAAACCCATTCGGGCAGATTGTTTTTGCTAAGCTAGACCCCGACCGCACTGCATGGGATATGGCAGCGCGTGAACCAAATTTGACTGATGCGCGGTTTGCATATTTTTGGAAGAAATACAGCGCAGAAGAAGCTGAGGCGGTGTTTGGGATTACAGAGCCGTCTGTAGAGCTGGACACGGGCAACGAGAGCGAGTCATCCCAAACTATGAATGACAATACCCGTTTCCGTGAAGACGTGTATAAAGATATTGAGGAAAGCCCAGACGATAAGCTATTCAACGTCTATTATTTTAATTGGTACGATTACGAAACAAAAACCATTATTAGCAACCCATTTTCAGCAGTGGTAAATGCAACGCCTGAATTCATTGCAATAGCGAAACAACAGCAAGCCGACTTAAAGAAACTGATGGGCGATGATGTGCCCGATATTAACGAGCGCGAGTGGTGTGTTGATAAAAAGTTTGTAGAGCCTATTAAGCTGATAGGGCAGTCAATGGGCGTTACTGTTGAGGTGGGCGAAAAGACAGCCGTTAAGACGTATTATAACGCGGTGTTGTCTAACAAAAAGGTGTATAAGCTATACAAGAGCATCTATCAGGACGGGTTGAGTATTCTTTTTAAGACGTGCCACTTTAACGATGTGGACAATTTCTGGTATGGCTTGCCAAAAGTGGTAGAAGTCCCAGCTTTGTTATTGGCTAAGGCTATAACTGAGGCAATGCGTGTGATGGGGCGGAATGGCTCTAAGCATTATGTATTCGAGAAAAGCGCGTTTGATGCCAGTGTTAAGCAAAGCCTTACAGAGAAGATAGGCGTTGTTACCGTGCCCGATGGTGCGCTTTCAGGGGGTAAGACCGCGCAGTGGGCGACCGATATTCAAGCAACTGGATACGAGCAGCTAATGCAGTTCTTCTTAGAGATGGTGAGCCGTATCAGTGGCGTGTCTATCGCTTATATGGGTGATGCGTCTGATAAGAACGAGACGGGCATTCTTAACCAACGGCGGGTAAAACAAACTCTAGTATCTCTATCGAATATTATTGATAACGTGGCGCAGTATCAAGAAGAGAATAGCCGCATGTTGTTGCCTTTGATGCGAACGCTGATTAAAGACAATTCGGATAGCGTTCGTTTCTTCTCTACCGATGGCGGGAACAGACAGAACAACACGATTACGCAGTATGATTTATACGATAAATACGCCGTTATGATTGATGAGGCGTTGACTACAGACGAAACGCGCCAGAATGCATATGAGAGTTTCACCGAAATTGGCGGCATTCTATTGCAGCAAGGGCAGATTGACCTAGCGCGACCGTTCCTGTTGAAAGCGGTGGAAATGATGCCGCTAGGGATTAAAGACAAATCCAGCTTGCAGGATGCTCTCTCTGAGCCTGTCATTGACCCTGCTTATGTAAAGCAGCTTGAAGGACAAGTACAACAGCTACAGGGGCAGGTGACGCAAGCTACAAGCATAGCGTATCAGGCACAGGCTAAACGTGATTCTGCAAGTGCTGATAAGTACACGGCTGATGCTGCATTGACGCAGGTTAAAGCGGCGGAGATTATAGCCAAAACAGACTTGACCAACGCGCAGGTGGCAAAAGTCATTACTGATTTAGACACAGGCACAGAACAACAAGACAATTCATAGGGGGAAGTTATGGAAGAGCCGTTTAATAGAGTAAAAGAGTTAGAAAGATTAGCAGTTTTACATAGAATGGGCGCAACGGATAGGAATACTTTTATTGAGAATTACGACAAAACAGAACAAGAAAAGCAGACAGAAGAAATTTCTAAAATTCGAGTATTGGTGCAAAATATGGAAAATAACACACCAAAACATAAAGAAGAGGCTCGCATAGGATGTACACAGGTTCATAGTGGTGTTGCCCATATGATGGCAATAGCTGGACTAGGCGCATTAGCAGGAATTGGGGATTAATAATATGACAGAACAAGCATTTGACCGTGTGGCGGAACTCGAACGCCTTGCAGCATTACCAGACGAAGAGCAAGAAGAGAAGAAAGACGATGCACCTGCACCTGAAAAGGAGGAGGAAGCACCCGCTGATAAAGAACCTGTTGATGATGCGGAAGACGATGGTGAGGACGAAGAAGAAGAACCAGCCCCAGAAGAGAAACCCGCTGATAAAGCAGTAAGCCCACAACATGCGCGTATTAAGGCAAAACAAGAACGGGAACAGTTGCGCCGTGAGGTTGATGAATTAAAACGCCAACTTCAAGAAAAGACCGCGCCAGCTAGAGAACCCGAAGTGCAAAAGCAAGAGCGCGAGGTTGACCTTAGTGTATTTGAAAACCTTGACGAGAAAACCCTTGCAGCATTGCGTGAGATTACAAACGTACATGCTGAGGACTTGGCGCGACTGCAAGAGAGTGTTGCGCCCGTCATTGCTAACAAGCGCACACAAGAGATTATGCAGCGGATTGATGTTGATGGTGAGGCTTACAGCAAGCAACATAGCCTCCCCGCAGATTGGCTAATAAACTATACAATGAGTGTGTATCACGCTTCAAATGAAGAGCAGCAACTACTTACAGGTAAGAGCCTTGATAAGAAGGCGTTTCTTGACAGCATGATTAATGACGTTGACCGTCTTTACAAAGCAGGTGTAAATCCGCTTGCAGTATACCATGCACGGGCAAAGAACCTTAACCCTGCTTTGCTACAGCAGCAAGAACAGGTATTAGAGCAGCCTAAACTAGCGGACACAGCAGCATCACGCGCTAAGTCTAGTGGTATGGTTGGGACAGGCACGTCACCTATGACTAGTAGCGAGACAAGAGCAGACAAACTCGCAAAGGATTTTCAAAAAGGGAAAATTAGCAGAGAGGACTACTTTGCTGGGATTGCAGCCTTGGCATAAAACACTTGAATATCTATAGGTTATGTAGTATATTTGTTGCATAATACCCCTAGACACTAGGGAGTGCCTTACGTTTGGGCTTAAACTAAGCAGTGGCTTTGTCGCCTTTAAAGACTGTTTCACAACAATCATTTAGAGGTATACAATGGCTAACTCATCATTGCCCACTGGTAGCACACTTGCGCTACAGTCATGGGCACCACTCACAGGCGCACTAACACAAACTCTCGGCGAATTCCCTCTTGGCGCTCTAGTAAAACTAGGTTGCATTCAAGAGTCTGCAGAAGAGATTTTGAAAGCAAAGCAAAACGGCTACACCGCTTCTGGTGTGACAGCTAACTTCCCTTACATTCCGAAGATTTCTCCAACAGGTATTGGCTATCTTGATAGTGGTGTCGCGCAAGCGCGTAACTTGACGTTCGAATCTTACACGGTAAATGCGAATATGATTCGTTACCCTGTGAGCGTTCCCGGTGGTGATAACTTCACTGCATTGCAAGCGGCGCAAATCTTCCAGTCTCAAGAGTTCAGCAAGAAAATTGCTCTTGATGCTGCAATGAAAGCCCTTGTGGAAAATCAAACGATTTCCGTAATGAACCAGCTTGTCGGTTGGTCGCCAACACAAACCAACTCTTCAATCGTAAACAATGAATTGACCATTAACGCAAACGATACGTTCGCTTATTCTCAATTCCAAGGGTTTAACACGGTTGATGCTGTTGACAGCACGCGTTTAATTCGCCCTGCATCTATTACAGATGATGCGTCTCTCACAACGTCTCACCGTTTGACAGCAACCTTCCTTGAGACTGCTCTTGCAAACCTAGACCGTTCTGCATACCCGATTGAGCCTATCAGCTTTAACGGGCAGAATATCTATGTATTGTTTGTGCACCCTGAGACAGCATTCGACTTGCAAACAACCGTGAGCGCGTCTGCTTTGACCTTTACCAACTGGGAATTGGCGCAAATCCAAGGTAATTACGACATGAAGAAAGAGGGTGCTCTTAACCCTAAAACGGCAATGGGCGTAAACGTACTCGGCTTATGGCGCAACCGCATTCTTATCGTAAGCACACGGTATGTTCCTTACGGTGTATCTAACGCGGGTGCA